AGCTTGTCTACGAGGTCAATGACCCAGTAGACGCCGGTAAAGAATGCGAGCTTGACCGCATTCCAGCCGACGATAAGCGCGAGCTTGCAAATCTCCCACGCATTTTTAACGCCGCCGATAGACTGAATCCACCGATACATCGCCGCAACAAGTACGCCGATGATAAGGGCAATCCAGAGAATCGGATTCGAGAGGAGCGAAACAATAAGGGCCTGATTTGCCGCGACAGCCAGCCACTGAGCAGCGGCATGGACGACCCACGCAACGGCGAGAATGCCGACCGTAGTAGCCAGCCCCACGAGTACCGCACTGACCATATCTGCGTTCTCCGTGAGGAAGGCGACGATATTATTCAGCCACGAGACGATGGTCGTAAGGACCGGCAGAAGCTGCTCAGCCATAATGCCGGTAAACTCGAGCCAGCTCTCGGAGAGAAGCCGGGTTTGGTTGGCGTAGCTATCATGCGTGCGGGCAAAGTCGCCTTGCGCGTCGGCGGTCGTGCTCATAAGGTAATTGTACCGGAGCATGACCTGCTCAGCCTGAGACATTTCGTTGTAGGCCGTTGTGATACCCTGCGAGAGGGCATAAGCCTCGAGGTTGGCGACCGACATGTTAATGCCGAGCTGCTTCAAGGGCTCTGTCTCGCCGGAGATACCGGAACGGATTTTCTCGAAGGCGGTTTCAAGGTCAAGGTTATAGAACGACGCCATATCGCCGGCAAGGCCGACCATATCTTTCGACATATCTACAATGGCGTCGCCCGCAAGGCCGGAAGACTTGAGCATGGCGCCGATAGTGCCGGCGTACCGCTTTGCGCTTACCTCGTTCATGCCGTAAGCGGCAAGACACTCTTTCGACCACGAGTTGATAGCCTCCGTAGCGCTTCCGAAAGTAACGTCGACGACGTTCTGGACTTCGGCAAGGTCGGAGGCATAATCAATTCCGGTCTTGATGGTATCGAGCGCCTTGCGGGCAATCATCACAAGCCCGATGGCTTTCGCGAGCCGGCTGAAGGCGTCGGTTGATTTATTCGTATGGTCTTCCAACTGGTCCAGCGCGGCACTTGCTCTCGCAAGTTCCTCGCGGGCCTCTTGAATGGAGGCGGTGTCGATAGCCCGTCCGGACGCGTCCTGCATAGCCTCGAAGCTATTAAGTACAATGTTCATCGCCTTATTGATACTCTTGAGCGGGCCGGTCATGCCGTCCGTAAGTACGAGCTGCGACTTGATAAGGGCCATAGGCCTCCTCCTTTCCGGGAATAGGCGCCGAGGCTTGACCCGGCTTTACCTCAGCGCTTTTTCCCGTGTTTTGCTTTGGACGCTTCTTTCTTCTCCTGCTCGACCTTTATATCGATAGCAGCGATAATGAACGCCTGCGTATACGGGTCCATGTCAAGGAAGACATTCGGCGGCCATTTGAACTTATGGAGACAGTAGTAGACGTAGTTCGCCTCCGGGTCGTCTCCGAGTATTAGTTTTTTGCTCCTTCCACCATTTCGTCGCCGGACTGGAAGCCGTTGACCTGCAGGACCTTAGTGGAGTAGTCCTCGAACTCGGCAGGAGTCAGCATAGTGGTGATAAGCTGCTCCGCGCCCATAACGCCGTAGCTCTGCTGGAGCTCGGCATCGTTCAGATTCGGGAACACCGTGCAGCGGACAGCCACCTTTGCGAGGTAGGCGTTCGCATCAAAGTCCTGCGTAAACTGGCCCTTGCGGCCGGGTACCGGGACGGTACGCATGCAGGCCTTTCTCAGACCAGCATTCTCCGCCGCGGTAATGCAGCAGATTTCCCACGGCATAGCCTCGCCGGTATCGGGGTCAACGAAGCGGTCAGAAGCGATAAAGGTAACGTTGTCGATTTTCTTCGCGTTCTGAGCAAGGAACGCAGTCAGATTCTTAGCCATAATAAAATACCTCCTGTTTTATATCGGTTTACTGCATGCCGTTCAGCAAGCTAAAGGTCTCGGGCATTTCCCAGTCGTCGAAGGTGCCCTCGAGTTCCTCGTCGAGAGTCTCGGCGTCGGCGTCAAACTTCGCCAGAATACCGCCCTTAGTGAGGCAGTTCTTCAAGATGATAGTCTGGCGGCCGACAGAAGCGGTCGGGTCTTCGTTCGCGACCTGAATATCGAACGTAGGCATAAAGCCGGTACGCTTATACTCGAGGAGCATTTTGCGGAAAACGGACTGGTTGTAGTGGGCGGTGCCGCTCCACGTGCCGGACCAGCCGGTCGGCTTGTTGCCCTTGCCGGACTTGCCGAGGATAGGCACCTCAGCTACGGAAATGTCCATTTTGGACTCAAAGGAATAGAGCTGCATAAAGCAATATCTGTTGCCGTCGGCCATCGTGACATACGCGGAAGCCTGAGAGCCCGCAATCGCGTCAAGCGCGTTCATAATAGGCTGAGCCATAATTCAAACCTCCTTACATGATGATAACGCTCATATAGAGCTGAGCCATAGCGTTCACGACGTTCAGGTCCTTCACAGTGCAAAGGACAGCCTTCTTCGTGTCGCCCTGCTCCACGGTTACGCTGTCGGGGTCAAAGTCCTCGATGGCGCGAATGGACTCGAGGTCCTGATGGAGCTTGCAAATATCGTTCCAAAGAGCGATTCTGCCGGCCGCGTCGTTCGGCACGGTACCGAGGTAACGCGTGTTGAAGAGGACCGCTGTATCGTTCGCAATCTGGTCGCAGACGCGGATAGTCTGATTCGACTTAAAGACGTCGCCCTTTGTGTCGGAGACAGTAATCAGGGAGTCGATGTCCTCGAGAATGCGAACGTCGCCATTGACGTTGTGGAACATCAAGCGGCCAGCCTTAATTGCCGCCTCGAGCTCGGCCTGCGTTCTGTCCACGTCGACGGTGAGCTCGCCGTCGTACTTCTTGTTCGTGTTGGACTTGTTCACGGCGCAGCCCGCAGACGCACCGGTCATCCAGTACACGAGACCGTACTGACCGAGACCGGAAATGCCGGAATCGTAGTCCGTCACCTTGCTGCCGATTTCGATAACGCCCTCGTAGTCTGCGAGCTTCTCGTTGGAATCGAGGTTGAAGATAACGGTCTGGAACTTCGCGCCGACCTCGTCGCGGAGGCGCTTTGTGTAGTTGATATACAGCTTGATAGTGGTCGAGTCGTCGGACGGGCAGCCGAGAGTATTGAAGCTATAGCTCTCAAACTTATCGAGCGCCGCCTGATGAGCCGCCGCGTTTGCCGTGCCGTTCGTACCGCCGGTGAGCGGGGTCTTCGCAGTCGCGGCGAGAGACGCGGTAGTCTTCCACGTTACGAAGTCGTTATCCTTGAGCGCGGTAGCCGCAGCCACGGTCTGCGCATCGAGGAGAGTCGTATCGTAGTAGAGGCTGACGTCGAAGAGGCTGGAGTTGTCAGCGTTCGCCGCAATAACCACATAGAGCTTGTTGCCGGCAACGCCGGAATACTTCGCCGTGCAGTAAGCGCAAGCGGCCTTAGCGCCTCCGCCGTTCAGGCGATAGGCGTAGAGGGTCTGCGTGTACTGGAAGAGCTCGCGCAGAGGCAGCAAAGCGTCGTCAGTGTACGCATGACCAAAAATCTTGAGGCTGTTCTTCTGGAAGTCGCCGCTCGTCACGGTAAAGACCGCACTGTCGGGACCCCAGTCCAGCATAAGAGGCATAGCCGCGTAACCTCTGTCGGAGAGAGTAGCGGACGCCTTAGCCACGCTGGAAAAGTTGATATACGTGCCGGGGAGTACCTTGTTCTGTACTGCCCAGATTCCACCGCCAAGGGCCATATTATTTCACCTTGCCTTTCATAAAGTTTTCGATAGCGGTATCAACCTCTTCGAGGGTGTACCACTTACCGTCCTCCAGAAGCGCGCCCAGAAGGTCGCGGCGCTTAGCGTAGCGCTGAGACCTCAAAAGCTGCTCTTTGGAGTGAGTGGGAGCGACGGACTTTGCCGCCGCAGTAGCTTTCGCCATATCAGTTTCCTCCTTGTTCAATTTTAAGAGTTCCCATCTTGACCTCCTCGGCCGTCTTATACGTGAAGTGGTTATAGGAGACGAGGAAGTGAAGCACTCCGTCCGTCACCTGAAAACTCATATCCGTACCGCGCAGCTTATCGCCGCCGGGCAGGTC